ACTTTCAGCCCAATTTGGACGAGACCATACATCAAGTTTTTCTGACGGGAATGTAAATGGGTCTGGTGTTAAAATTGGATTTTCTGTAGCAACTGGTGTTGGTGTTGGAGCTGGTATTGTATATCCACCAGTAATTGTTTGTTGTCCACCTATAGGATTACCAGGTGGAGCAATATTAAATACTGAATAATCTACTCCAAACAAAACAGGAACATCAACTTTACCATTATCATTAGCAACAATTTGTGTAACAAGTGTTTCTACAATTTCTCTTGTAGGTTCAAGTTTATAATGAGCTGCATTTACAGTTCCTTCTGGTAATGGTTGTGGTTGCGTTTGAATATTAATTGAAAAATCATTACTCATTACACCATCAACTGACGCTCTAAAATTACCATTACCAAGTTCCACAACTTCTGCCGCGGAAACTATATATAATCCAGTACTCGAATCTACTACATCTGAAAATACTAATTCAAGATTATTATCTTCTATTTTAAAAATCTTTAAATCTACACCAGAACCTGGTACTGGAACTTCTGTTGTCCCAGTAGGAATTACAGTACTTTGTGTTTGTTGTTGAATATTATCATTTAAAGTATCTTGTTCCGAAATCATTCTTAATACTTTTGTATTATTTTTTCCACCCCATAATAACTTTGACATTTTCAATTTCTCCTTAGATATAATCCGTATCTGATTGTTCATTATATTTTTGTTCTTGTTCTTCAGCCCAATTTTGAGTAGAATCTACTTCTTGTGTCTGTTGTTGAACTTCACTATTAAGCCAATTTATAGTTAAACTACCCCACGCAGTTAAATTACCAGGCGTAACTAACACTTGATTAATTGGATAATTTTGAGTTTCTCCTGTAGGTTCAATATATGTTTCAGTTGTTTGTTGTGTAGTAGATGTTTGCTGTTGAATATTATAATTTAAAGTATCCTGTTCTGAAATCATTCTTAATACTTTTGTATTATTTTTTCCACCCCACGTTAATTTATTAGTTTTCATAATAACTCCTTAATACCCTATTAAATCTGGATTTTTATTATATTTTGTTTCTTGTGTTGTTGGTGCAGGTCTTGATGTAGTTCTATCAACCTGACTTAAATTTTCTCCAGGTACTGATTTTCTATGATGCATAGGAGCGTTCTTAGCCTCTTCAAGTGTTTGACCTGTCTTGAGAAGTATTTCTTTATTAACTTCATTTTCATATTCAACTCTTTCTTGTTCATTCTTAATATCACCAGGTCTTGCTAACATTGGTTCACCAACTAATTGATTAGCTAATAATCTAACTTGATGAGCTGATTTAGCTACTTGACCAGTAATTTTATATAAAGTTTCCATAACTGGTTTACCATCTTCTAATCTTTCTCTAATCTGTTGTAATTTTTCTTCATCTAATCTATCCATCGTTGGAACAAAAAAATCTTCATCCCTATGAGTACCAAGTAATGCTTCGGCGTTACGCATTCTTGTATTAGTAATTGGTGGCCCTTGTTTTATACTATCATATAAATTCGCTGATATGACTTTGACATCTTTATTTTTAAACCCCATCATATAAACTAAATCCATATTTTGTATTGGAAATTTTACATCATCTTGAAATAAACACAACCCCTTATGAGCGGGTTTAGTTATTAATGTTCCATCCTTTAAAGTTATAAATGGTTTATCATTTAACGTAAAATCTCTATCAATAACTTCTTCAAGAATTTCATTTTTCATCTCATGGTTTCTATAAACCATATTATTATAAACATATTGATGTGGTGCTTCTAATCCCATTCCAGTTCTAACATCTTCATATGATTGTAATTCACCATCAATTTCAAATGGTTGTGCCGAACCTGTAATTTTAGCTTTTGTCAACGCCGAATCAAGTTTTATCTCATACTCTTTCTCGTCTGCATTAGCAAGTGATTTAAAATATTCATTATTATATAATTCCTTTGTAGTATATGGCATTATCTTATCACCCTAAATTCAAAATCATTATCTATAATTTGCACTACTTCACCAATTCCACTACCACTTACTATTTTATAATTAATCCTATAATTTCTTTCTGGTTGAAACCCTTGTAACCAAACATCAAAGAAATTTCCAGTTGAATCACAACCAATAATTGAACCACTATCAAAAGGAATAATTACATCTTCTGTATACGCATCTTTTATTTCAAAATACGAACTACCACTTGGTAAATATTTTGGTGTTACTTGATTTGTAGTGGTTGTTGACCAAGTTTTTGCTGGAAATCTTTCTCTACCAACAACTCTAAATCTAACTTTAGAATCTTCTTGATACTCTGGTCTAAGTTCTTTCATGTACACTTCTAAACTATGTAAATCACTACCAGTTAATGGACTCAATGAACCAGTATTCCACGTGGTATCATTCCAAACTACCTCAAGTTTTGGTGGATATATAGTATGAGTTTCACGTGAAAAAAATCTAAAATGACCAAACTTAGTAGTACTACCTTCTGCTAAAGTAGAATCTGAATTACCAACACTTCCACTTCTTTTTAATATAAATCCTTCATTCGGATAAGAAGACCCACTACTAATCCAGTTATTTACAATACCAGTTACGTCCATCCTAACATCACTAGCTTCATTAGTAAATGATTGAGAAGCTTCTAACGTATGTGTAGCCGAAGTTCCATTAAACCAAGTTCCTCCAGTATCATTAGTACCACCAACCCATTGGTCATTCGCTGTCGGGCCAGTTCTAAATCTCCAAGACGCACCATCGGTGATTGGTGGCCAATCAAGGTATCTACCCTCTCCATTTTCCCAAGATTGACTAACAGGATATGCATATAACACATCACTTGAACCCAATTCTTGTGAATTAGCATCATACAAATTCAAATAATATTCAGCATCGGATGGTATCAATCCACTATTAATTGACTCTGATATATACGTTAAATCAAACTGAATTAAAGTTCTGGAAACATTTATTTGTGTACCAGAATCATTCATATCTTTACGTACTTCTAATATTTCATCAAGACCAGTATTCTGACTTGATGTTGCATTTCCTTCATATAAAGTTGTATCTTTTGTAGCAAATTCAAAATAATGCATTATATTACACTCCCTACTACTTGACCTTTTATGTCACTATCTGGGTATTTTAATTCAAAAATACATGGGTCTAATGATGGATATATTACACCATTTTTATACGCCGCTCCCATATCATATATGTGACCAGAGTAACCATCTGAAGTTCTCCACTTGTTTACTATACGAACTGGTAATTGTACTGGGTCACCAGGGCCATCACCATCTAAATCAATTGAGAATGGTATTAATTGAGCTACTCCATCAACCAATGATATCTGATATGATATATCTGCTATCATTATTGGTTGATTAATTTCCCATCTATCAATATCAAAAAAGGATTTAATCTTCTGAATACACTTTAATAATACTTCTTCTTTATTATATCCAGCCTTAGTCATGATTTTAAAATCAACACCTATATTAACAATCCACGCGTCTTTTATATTTATAGCATCAGTTACCATTCTATATTGACCAAGGTAATTTTTTAAGTTTTCCTTTACAGCTACATTAGTAGTAGCTAAATTTTTATTATTATCATAACCAAGTAAATACATATTTAATGCTAATGGATTTGGAATTCTTGTAGGAACTTTTGGAGCACCAGTTTCTGGTGAATCATCTTGTCCATATAAACTTTTATCAATACTAAAAATACCAGTACCATCATTTACTTCCTTTTGGAATTGAAATTGAGCTCCTTCTAATTGTTCATCTGGTACTATATATGCTTTAGATATAGAACCATATTTAGCAGGCATAGAATACGCTCTAACTATATAATCATGTTTAGTAACAGTTCTTCCTTGAGCTTGAAAATGAGCTAATGCGTTTTGTTTTATCTCTACAACACTTTCTTTACTTTTACCACCACGTGCTGGATTTGGATTAATAACTCCAAATGAATTTTTTGTTTGAGTTACTGTAGCACTATCAAGACCAGTAGACGTTAGACTAACATTTTTTTCTTTTATTTCAACAATAGAACCCTCGGCTACATTATGACCCACGCCGCCTCCATGAGCATATTTTATAGTTAATGTTGTATTACTTGGAGCTAATCCATACGCTTTTGTTTTTAAAAAATTAGAAGGGTCAAATGTTCTATCTAACATAGAAACACCTTCTGGTAAAGAAGAACCTACATTATCTGGATTTGGGATGATTTCCTCGTCAGCTCCAGCAGAAACACCAGCACCAAATCGTAATTCCATCCTACCATCAGTTCTTACATACTTTGTAAATCTCCTTGGTGTTTTAATTAATTTAATTAAATAAGGAACATCATCAGAATATTGTGATAACTCTGGGTCTGCACTATCTGCATTAGATATATCATCAAATACAGTATCTTTTGCTAAAAAATCTACTTCATACCAACTATTACCATCACTGTCTGTAACAGACATAATATCAGTAACATTGGGTTTAGCTAAAGCAATTCTATCATATTTTTTAGCTGTACCAAAGGTAAATGTCTCGGTTGTTGTATCACCACTATATACAGTTGCAGACTTTTTTAAAAGATATTTAGTTGGTTCTACACCAGAAGTTTCATATATAGTAGTTGAACGTGGTGCCATAGAACTTGAATGTGCAAAATCAATATCTTCTTGCATTCTAAATATAATACCACTTGCTGATTTCATTTGAGTACCAGTTAATACTTTCATAGCATATCTATAATCTGGTCTAATAGTATCACCACTACCTATAGCAGGTACAGTTTGAAATAAATCTATTTTTGTTGAAGATGGTGTAGCTAACTTTGGTTTATATCCTAATGACTGAGCTATTTCAAAAACATTTTCTATTTCCTCTGCATAAGATAATAAAGATTCTTTGAACCTATCATCAATATAATAAGACAATACATCCCCAACATAGGCTGCCATTTCAATAAACATCATACCTGGGTCTGACTCATTAAAATCATTAAATGTGTTAGGAAAGTATGTTTTAGAAAAATCTATTAAACTATCTTTAAAGTTTGAAAAATCTTTACTAAGATATTTTACTTCTTTTTTTTCTGATTTTGCCGGTGTAGCCATTTAAATCTCCTAAAAATTGGAAAAGAAAGTTAATTGTAAAGAATCAAATACGCCTGGTTCTATAGTAACACCAAACTCTAATGAAACATCAATTTGATTTGGATTCTGTTCATCTACGATAACATCAATTCTATTAACAACTACGTGTGGTAACCACATTTTTATAGCATCTTTAATAGCATCTTCCACTTTCATTGTTGTATCACTTTGAATTGGGTCAAACAAAATAGAATATAAATCAGAACCAAACTCTGGCAAAAATGGTCGTTCACCTTTCATTGTCAATAATAAATTTTTTATATTATGTGACGTTTGTTCTAATGTTGTTTGTGTTTGTTGAAAAAATCCAGACGTAGACCTACCAAGTGGAAATGATAATCCAATCCAAGTATCTGGGTTTAAATCATTTTCTAATGCACCCATTTACTATTTTCCTTTTTTATTATCTATAGCTTTCATTACTTCACTATAATCTCTTGTTAAAGCATTTTGAACATGGTCAGGAACATCTTCAACATTAACACCCGCTTTTCTTATAGTATCAACTGCTCCCATTTCTCTTTTACCTTCGTCTGATTTACCATATCCCATTAATTCGCCAACACGATTGGTATCAAATGAACCACCACCTAAAGTTGGATATTCTTCAAAACCTGGTTTAGTAATTCCACCTTTAGTTTCATTAAGAATTTTATTTATAGTCTCATTGTTTGAATAAGTGACTTCTTCTTTAATTTCACTATCATCTGGTGGATTAAATTCTTTTGATAAAGATTTTAAATCTACCGTTTCATCTTTAAAGTCCTCTTTAATAAATATCTCTTTTAATTGTTTTGGTAGTTCTTCTTTAACTTTCTTTTCTACTATTCTTTCAATAATATTAATAAATTGTTTCTTCTTCATTTTAACTCCTCTGTTAACCTTTTGTGCCTGCAACGCCCGTTGGACTTTGAACGATAAAAGTCCCCTTCTCCTGTTTATTCACTTGTGACCGGATTTCCGAAGATGACAAGGTGTCTTCACCGTGGAGTAAATATCCACCGGCGGCCTTATTAGACCAAGTGACATTTTCCATAAGTTTCATTACCATACGGTTATCATCCAACCACATAACTCCAGCAAAACTACTTGGGCCTGTAGTAAGTGTATCACCATCTTGTATAAATGTTCCAGCAGATGCTTTTTTTCCATTTAAGTTTACAATACCTGTTGTTTTCATTATAATAGCTTTTGCCATAATTACCCTCTGGCTCCTGCGGTTGCTGTTATATTATCAATTTCATAGACTACTTCCTCAACTATATCTGTAATTTCTTCCCACACAACATTATCCCACATTACGGCCATATCTAAATCCTGTATTAATACACATTCAAAATCATTATTACCTGTAAGTTTAGTTGGTGTACATGATACATCACCATCTTC